CATCCAACGCAATCCTGATCTTCACGCTGTTGGCGTCTTTACTGGCATTCGTGGCAATGGCATCGTCATCCTTGACGTTGATCGTCACCTCAATAAGCACCTAAAAGTCTGGGGCTCGTCCATCGATGACGCTCCAATAATCACCTCAACCAAAGACGACGCAGCTAAGTACCTGTTTCGCGTCCCAGAAGACCTCTGGAATCAGGTTGAAGGCCATGGTTTGACTGATGACTGCCCTGACTACGAGATTCTCTGGAACTCAAAGCGTCAAGGCGTCATCTTTGGTGCCTATCCAGGCGGCAAGAACTCAACTCCAGGTCACTACAGCTTTGATGGCGACCTAAATAGCATTCCTGTTGCTCCAGATTGGTTGCTTGCGGAAATGAAGCAGCCACCAAAAACAATTAACAAACGTGATCTTGATTTCACTGACCGCACTCAAGACGAAATCTTTGAGATCGTTCGTGATTGCCTAAACGTCATCCCCTGTAAAGGCGCTGGCTCCAGAGATCACTGGGTCAGGATTGGCATGGCAATCAACTCTGCTTTGCCCAATGAAATGGGCTTCATGCTTTGGTCAGCATGGTCAGCAGAGGATCCTGATTACGCCTCTGAATGGGAAGACTCCAACCCTTGTGCTGATGCCTGGAACACCTTCAAGGGCAACGGCATTGGCATTGGCACTTTAATTTTCTTGGCGGACAGGGAGGATCCAGAACGCCGTAGGTTTTCAGACGATCTGGCCAAAGTCGTCAAATCAGCACAAGAAAAAGTAGTTCAGGAAACGCGCCAGGCAACCCTGGACTTTGATGAAGTCATCCGCCGCGCCAAACACATCCTTGATCTCGACAACCCAGCTGAGGTTAATTACAAGCTCAATACCCTTGCCCTGCAGGCTGGCTACAGAGATCAATCAGCTCTTGAGAAATTAATTGTCGATCAACTGTCGTACGAAAAAGCTCAAGACCTGATGACCGTTAAGGAGCTAATGAAGCTGGACGCTAAACGTGATTACTTGATCCCTGATGTCCTGCCTCATCCTTCTGTCGTCTTGATCTATGGCGCTGGTGGTGACGGTAAATCCATGTCCGCTTGGGCTCTTGCAAAACATATTGCAACTGGTCAACCCTTCTTGGTTCGTGGCAATCACGTCCCAGTCGAACAAGGCCCTGTCCTGCTGCTGAATGGTGATCAGCCTTTGGTCCAGCTCAAAGAACAACTGGAAGAGATGGATTTTCCCATCACTGACCAGACCTTGATCCAGACCGACTGGCAGCTCCAACGCTATGCACAGTTCATCAAGCTCATGGAGAAGCACCGCCCCAAACTCGTTGTCATTGATTCTTTGATTGGCTGCTCTGGTGGTCGAGCCTTTGATGAGAACAAATCTGAATTTGCTCAGCCCTTGTACTGGCTCACTAAAAATAATGGGGATCTCTTCCCTGCCACCACAATTCTCATCGTTCATCACGCCAACAAGAACGGTGGCTTCAGAGGCACCTCAGCCATCCGTGATGCTGTTGACGAGACTTGGGCGTTACGCAAGCCGACTGACGAGGAGAAAGGCCGTATAGGCGGTCATAGCCGTCTAATCACAATCGAAAAGTCACGCTCAGGCCGCATGGACACCCAGCTCGTCATGCAAATGCAAGATGACCTGTCCTTCACCATCAGTGACTTCACGCCCGAAGTGGATGAAAACAACACATCACCAGCTTCCGTTGCTGATCGTGTTCTTCAAAAACTCAGGGTCGTTCACCCCGAATCACGCACTATTGAGGATCTGTTTTACGACCCACTCATCAATGGCAAAACAGCCGCTATACGCAAATCGCTCCAACGATTAGAAAAACGAGGCTTAGTAGTCTCAAACGCCTCAGATAAGTCCCGTTCCAAACAGCAAGTCAACTCCTACAAAGCAATACTCGCGCGTGGAGAGGGTAAGAAAGTGTCCCAACCAGGGGTAGATGCTAGTGCTGGAGCGGAATTTAAGGTGGGACACAAGCCTGGGACACCCCTGTCCTGTCCCAGCCTTTCTGAGGGTTCTGTTGAAGTTGAGATTGGAGCGGAAGAGCTGGGACAAATTTAACTGTCCCAACCCCCTGTCCCAACCTTCTTCCATTGCTATCACTAGCATTTGGCACGGTTGGGACACCTACAGCATCTATACGCGCGAGAGATCTTCCAGTGAATTGGAGCGAAATCCTTAGCAACGCTGGCATCCCTAATCCTCCGGGCTACCTTGAAACCGTTGCTTCGGTGCGCTCCAACCCAAGAGTTAAATCGTCCAACAAATCCAAAAAACCTAAACGAAAACCCGTAAGATCAAAGAATGAAAAGAGTCGAAACTCACCTCCCGGAAGAAGTCGCCAAACGTCTTTCTGACCAGGCAGATCGTATGGGTCTTAAACGATCAGAATTGATTCGTGACCTAATCCTTAACTCTCAAACAAGCTTCAACATTACGACTGATGATTACAACAAAGCTGTTGTCAGAGTTCGTAAGCGTTGTGGTCATCTTCTTGGGCGTCATCAGGCTGAAAGCGTTGTGGCATCAGTCTTTACAGAGTTCTCAGGAGCCAGTCTTCGTGCAGCAAAAAATTAATTTCTACTATTGCCAGGTAGAAGATAACGACAACCACTTCCCGCTAGCTATTGCTCGATTCACTGCTTATGACGAAGATCACAGACCTCTTTCAGTAGAGCAAGTAACTTATGAGAGTGATCCCAATTATTTTCAAGCTCAAGTCTCTGCTGCTCTTTCGTGCGGGGTTGATGTAAGTGTCATAACTGCTTCACCAATGGAAGATTTTGCCTGGATCAATCAGCTATCACAACGAGCTTGAAACTTAAAATTTTTTGCCGTAAAAGCACATGGATTGTGCTAACCGAGAATAATGAGATAACGTTCCATCAAACGCTTGCTGGAGCGATGGCTGATGCCTCTACCAAAATCAGGGCGTCAACTGATGCTGGATCGTCTATATGCAGCAGTTCGGTCAGCTGCAACTGCTGACATCCAAAGAGCTGCAATGCTCCTAGAGGGAGCCAAAAAGATTAGAGCTGGCTCAAGCCGTCAAAGATCTTCCGCTCGAAAAGCACAAGCCAACGCCTGGGAGAAGAAGGTTGACAACTCAGTAACATGGTAACATTACTCTAGTATTGTGCCGTTTGATGGCAAGCAATCACGGCAAACGTGTTTACGTTCAGGTGCTATTAGATCCAAATCGTGGCGCTCTCTTCCTACTTGAAGCAGCAGAGAAAAACATTAAGCCTTCTTCTTTGATGCGTGACATTATTTATGACCATATTGCTGGCGAAAATAACCTTGACACGTATGAGCAAGCCTTGATACGAGACAAACAAGAATGGCGTAATTCTGTAGAAGCAAGAATTGCTGGACGCGCTGCTAAACGACGTGAACGCGCTGGCCTCAAAGAACAACCTTAAATCTGTTCTAAACAAGCGATATATCCAACAGCTTGTTTTAGCAGCTTGCCTTGATGCCATTGTTGACGTGCCATAGCAACGCACAACTGAGACAAAATATCAATATTCTCGCAATCCTCAATTTCTCTAACACTACGCTCCAGTGTCAGCTCTTCTTCAAGGCTCTGTTCGACCACCATCCAGTCGAAACTGTCGCAAAGCTCGCTTTTCGGAGGCATAAGGCTCCTCTGTCTTGAACCGTATGTAATCACCTATAGCCGGAACCAACCAGTCCTGCACTGGCAAGCAAGCTTCCCAATTCACAGGTTGAACACAGTTCATCACCACTGTTGTCCAAAAAGCAGTGATATAGCCCCAATTCATGCAACGCTCGGCATCACCGTTGAATGATTGTTGTAATGACCAGTCAACGCATAGCTGTGCATTGGAACGTTATTCATGTAATGAAATACCATCTGGCCAATCTTTAGCCCTGGGTACAAAGGCAAGTCATGGTAACGACGTTCATTTTTTAATTCGAGCGTGAGCTTGCTTCCGTGCCAGCCTGGATCGCACCAACCAGCAAGAAGATGATTAAAGCCTTCTCTGGCACGGCTTGACTTGAGTACAAACTGAGCGGAGATGTCGTCAGGGAGATTAAAGCACTCACGTGTTTCAGCCAAGCAAAAGCTGCCGGGCGATAGCCAATATGGATCATCCTTTGTTGCTTTTGTAATGTCTACCCGAAACAACTCCCTTTCTGTTGGCGACTCACACATCAAGTAATTACCCAGCACCACATCAAGGCTGGCTGGATTGACTAGCTCTGGATTGAAAGGCCACACCATCTGACCGCCTTCGCACTGAGAGCGAATTTCCCAATCACACAGAACTGCCACGCCTTATCGACAAAAACGTACCTTAGCTCTCATCAACAAGAATCACCCAACCCGTTCCAGCACCATCAATTTCCCAACGCGGACTAAATTCAGACTGTCTTACTTCTATTTGCTCACCGCCTACAGGGCTGGAATGACCGCCTTGGATTAGATCAGGCTTGCCTCGTGGATCTTGCATGACCCAACTCGGATCATTACTGTTCTTGCCCTTGTAACCAGTAATCAAAGACCAATGACCACAGTTGCCACTGTCGCATTGCGGCTCTTCTCCCCGTGACAAATCACCTTTATGCAACCAGCCAACCAGAACAGGTCTTCCCATTTCAATCTCCATCTCAATCATTTCAGCATCGCCGTCAATCCGAAACTGAACATTCAGACCCAAAGTCTTTAACGTTTCGATTTGCGCTCCAATAACAGCTGAATCCCCAAAACCTTGGCGGACGTAATTGTATTCATCATCTGTTTCAACTTTTCTATAAAAGGCGGCGACCATTGCGGCTGCTGAACTGAAACACTCTCTATAGCCTTTGCCACTGGCGTTATCGAGCTGGCTGAAATAGGGCGTGTAGACCTGTTGATCAATGCCTGATGCTTTCCACGCATCAATCCAAGCGGCATCATCGTCAAGTAACCCTTTAGGCAGGGAGTCTTCAAGCTCTTTAATAGCGGCAAGTTGATGAGGAGTGCCACGAAACCAGTGGAAAAACGGCAGTAACGATAAAACCACGATTACGAACCAAACCCACATTTACTTCTCAACCCGCCCTCCAGGGAAGAGTAGATCCTGCACATACTTGCAAGCAACGTCATCAAGCTGGTTGTCGGTTTGTTCGCTTATCTTGATCAAACAATCCATCAACAGCTGCTTTACGGCTGGTGACTTGATAAATGCAAACAGAATCGGCCTTAGAAGTAACAGCATAAGATCACTGCATTTGCCGAGATTCTAAGTCCGGTTTGCGTGTCCTTCCAGCCTGGCAACATTTTGCTCCAGATCTGAGATTCGAGCGAATAGCTCTTGGTCTCTGACCCTCAAGTCGGCATGGAGAACATCCATACGGCTCGCTAAATTATCGACAGCTGACGTGAGGCGTACCAAAGAATCCCTTCCATGCTGGTTTTCGCGGTTGGCTCCTTTGAGCCCAGAAGCGGCTACGCCTATTGACGCACCAGCAACAGCAGCCCAGATTTCCACCACCATTCGACCAATAGCGTTGCACTAATCATGGCAGAAGAACAGGCAAAGCAGGAGCAAGAACAAGAGTCCGAATCAACGCCGTTGGCGGATTTTGTAAAGCTGGCTGTTCTTACATGGTCGATCGTGATGCTTAGCCTTAATTACTTGGGCTACGTCAAAGCAATGGACCCAACCTTCCCTGCTTCGTTGCTTACTGGAACAATGACCAGCTTTGGCGTCAACATCAAACGCGCCA